CAACTAAGGTCAGGCCCCGGTGCGACCCACCGGGGTATTTCAATGCTGTTCTGCGCTATCTGCCGTGGAGAGTTTCTTCGAGAAAACCTGACCGTTCACGGGCGCAAAGATTATTTTCTCTGTAGCAAGTGTAAGTCAGACGTAAACCGTCTTGACCGTTTTGGATTGTCCCCGTCAGATTATGACTTCCTGTTGAAACTTCAGGGGTATAATTGCGCTATCTGTCACAAACCCCTCAAGCTCAAGCAGTACAAGTTTGCGGTAGATCATTGTCACGACTCAGACGATGTTCGTGGGATTTTGTGTGTGCGATGTAACACGGCGCTAGGTAGCTTTGATGATGACCCGGACATGATCCTGCGGGCCGCAGAATACTTGAACAACCCGCCAGCCTTGGGTAAAGTAAAGAAACATGACGGGCGCAAAAAGGTGACGTTCCTGCGTGACGAGTACATAAGGATGCACGGCGATGGAAATAGTTGAACTCTTCCTGAAAGCATGGCCGGTGCTCCTTGGTATCGTCACGCTGATCATCGTTTTGTCCAAACTCGACTTGCGAGTGGCGGTGCTTGAGGAAAAAGTCAAAAGCGCCTTTGAGATCATCAATAAGATGAAGGACAAAAATGGCTGACTTTAATCCCGCCTTTGAAAAGATGATCCACGATGAAGGTGGATACCAACTAACCGATATTCCCGGTGACCGGGGAGGACAAACGTATGCAGGCATCGCAAGAAAACCAAACCCGGACTGGGCGGGGTGGCAATACATCGACCGTAAAGACTTTGGGTCAGCTACGCCTTTGGTCCGCGAATTCTATAAATCTCATTTTTGGGATCGTGTCCGAGGTGACGACCTTACGAACCAAGCTATCGCGGAAACAATCTTCAACTTCTCCGTCAACACCGGTGTTAGCGTCGCAGCCAAGCTCGCCCAACTCATCGTTGGCGTCACTCCAGACGGCGCAATCGGCGCAAAAACCGTCGAGCGTTTAAACATTTGTACGCCAGAAAAGTTCCTGCCAGCCTATGCGTTAGCAAAGATAAGCCGTTATGTGCAGATCTGTATGAAGGATCGTTCGCAGTCTAAATTTTTGCTTGGATGGTGCCGAAGGACATTGGAGGGGCTGAAGTAATGGATCTGATTGGTATAGGAAGCATCATTGAAGGCGTTGGGAAAGTTGCGGATTCGTTGGTCACGACCGACAAGGAGCGCATGGAGATGGCGTTGGAAGAGCGCAAGCTCGACCTTGAGGAAAAAAGGATTGATCAGGCCACTGACCTCGCCCAAGTGGATATCAATAAAATCGAAGCGGCGTCTTCTAGCGTATTTGTCAGTGGGTGGCGCCCTGCTGTGGGGTGGGTGGGCGTTCTTGGGTTGGCTTACCAATTTTTGGGTTATCCCCTGATGCAATGGTTGTGGGCTTTTGGTCAAGGCTATGACATAATTCCTAAAGGCTTGAACCCTCCCCCGGACCTTGACGTTGAGCAGTTGATGACGCTGCTGGCCGGGCTGCTTGGGTTTGGTGGGATGCGTAGCTTTGAGAAGCACAAGGGTGTAGCGAGCAAGTAATGCGGTGCGCAAACACATATCAACCGGCTTTTTTTGCGGCCCAGTACCGCTTCATTGCTTCCGATTGTCTTGCCCTTTGTTCTGGCGTTCTTAGGGTTGCTGCTCGTTTGGCGGCAATTGTGGGGTCTGTATTTAGTGTCTTGTGGAAATCTCGCATTGGGTTGTTTGGATCAAGGAGCGCTTCTCGGCGGCGTTGTTTTTCCTCTGCCGTGTGGATGGGGCGTCCAATCTTCTCCGCAATCCGCGCATCTCTGTATGCCGAATCCGCCCATTTAGCTTTTAGTTTTTCACGAACTTCCGGTTTTTTTGCTGGGTTTGCCTCTCCTAAAAATTGCACGCTGATCTCTGGGGAACGCATTCGTTTGGATATTTTGGCTCTAGCTTCTGGGCTGTGTGCAGGGTGTTTTGGGTCCAACATTGCTTGGCGCAATTTTTCTCGATGCTCTGGGGTAGGAGAATGAGTTCCATCCCCTCCACAAGTCAAATTGGTCAACGGCCCTGTTCCGGTTTGAACTCGTCCTATTTCAGCAATCAGTCGGCATTCCAGAGCAGTTCCTTCTCCTATAGATTCTACGGGACGAAGCTCAATAATTACGTGCTCAGCGCCAATTTCGGCCAGTTTTTGTTTACAAAACCAGTTTCGACCTCCGCTGTTAAGCGGATTAGATCGCCGTTTGTTTTTGGTAAACCCAACATAGAATGGCATACCGCTAGTGTCTTTCCAGATGTAGACGTACATGGTGTTCTCCTTATTAACAGCTATCTGGAGAGTGTACCATGCCGTTGAAAAAGTTGCTGATGCGCCCCGGAGTTAACAGGGAAAACACGCGGTACACCAACGAGGGCGGTTATTACGAGTCGGAAAAAATCCGCTTCCGTCAAGGCACGCCTGAGAAAATTGGTGGCTGGTTGCAAATTTCGGCTAGTACATTCCTTGGTATCTGTCGTTCGCTCTGGTCTTGGGTGACGCTCGGCGCACAGAACTTGATGGGTGTTGGTACAAACTTGAAGTTCTATATCCAGAACGGCGGGGCATACTACGACATCACTCCAATCCGTAAGACCAGCACGCTGACCAATCCGTTTGCTACGGATACCGCTACCAACTCTGGCGGCAACACGACGGTGACAATCACAGACGCCAATCATGGCGCCACAAATGGCAGTTACATAACGATTTATTACTCTGGCGCTGTTCCCACAGTGGGAGGCGTAACTGTTCCGGTTGGCGAGTACGTAATTACATACCTGACGGCTAACACATACAGCATCACGGTTGCTGGTACAGCGTCTTCTAGCACAACAGGTGGCGGCACCGTTTACGTTTCATACCAAACTAACGTAGGGCCAGAGTACGCTGTCCCACTTGTAGGCTGGGGTGCTGGCGCATGGAGTGCTGGTACGTGGGGTAATGGCGGAACTTCCACGGTTGCTTTGCAGCTTTGGAACCAGATGAACTATGGGCAGAACCTGCTATATGGCCCCCGTGGATCTCCGCTTTACTACTGGGACGCTAACACCGGGTATCAAAATACGTCTTTTACTGTGACGATAGCCAGCCCAGCGGTGTTGACGCTTGCATATTCTTTAGCTAACGGCACGGCTATTACGCTGAATACTACCGGATACTTGCCAACAGGGTTGGTGCCGGGGACGGTCTACTACGTAATTAACTCAAGTGGGTTTACCTGCAACCTGTCTGCTACGTACGGCGGCGGGGCAATTACTACGACAGGCACACAGTCTGGTACACACAGCGTCTCCGCACGGGGATATCCACTAGCGAGCGTGGGTGGGTCTGACGGTTACGCCCCGTTGTATCAAAATACGTTTACGGTGTCAGACGCTAGCCGGTTCACGATTGTGTTTGGCACCAATGACTACGGCAGCACTATCCTTGATCCCATGCTTATCCGGTGGTCAGACCAAGAATCTCTGACTACTTGGTTCCCTGCTATTACTAATCAAGCAGGTAGTTTGCGGTTGTCGCACGGCTCCAAAATCGTGACGACTATGCAGAGTCGGCAAGAGATTGTAGTGCTGACCGATTCGTCTGTGTATTCCTTGCAGTATCTTGGCCCGCCGGTAGTGTGGGGATCGCAGCTTCTGGGCGATAACATCTCAATCGCTGGGCCAAACGCTACGGCAATCGCATCCAACGTCATGTATTGGATGGGCGTAGATAAGTTCTATATGTACGACGGTCGCGTGCAGACTCTCAGTTGTGATCTGCGCCAGTACGTGTTTGAAGATATAAACAAGAGCCAGCTTGACCAAGTGTTTGCCAGCACAAACGAAGGTTTCAACGAAGTTTGGTGGTTCTACTGCTCACTGAACAGCACTGTTGTAGATAGGTATGTTGTATACAACTACTTGGAGAAGATTTGGTATTACGGCACGATGGGGCGTACGGCATGGATCGACAGCGGATTGAATGATTACCCAATTGCTGCTACGTACTCCCGCAATCTTGTCTGGCATGAGAACGGTGTAAACGACTGCACGGATTCGGTTACTGGGTTGCCAATTGAGTCGTACATTTTGTCATCTGAATTTGATATTGATGATGGGCACAATTTTGGGTTTGTGTGGCGGATGATCCCAGACATGAAATTTGTTGGGTCTACAGCCGCATCACCCCAAGTCACCATGACGCTGTACCCCATGCAGAACTCAGGATCTGGGTATAACAGTCCGTTGTCCGAGGGCGGCAACGCTTACGCTACGGTTACGCGCACATCCACATACCCAATCGAGCAGTTTACTGGGCAGATCTACACCCGCGTGCGTGGGCGCCAAATGGCCTTCAAGATTGAAGGAAACCAGCTTGGTCTTCAGTGGCAGCTTGGCTCGCCACGAATTGACATCCGGCATGACGGTCGCAGATGAGTAATATCGTAGCCCCGCGCCTACCCAACTCAACGGTTGAGTACGACCAAAACTATATTAACGAGCTTACCAACATCTTACGGTTGTACTTCAACCAAGTTGATAGCGCGGTTAATCGACCAAGTACTCCCTTAACTGTAGCCCAGTTATCAAGCGCGGTTGTATCTGGTGTAGGCGCTAGGGGGTTTGTTATTGACTCTTCTGTGTCTACATTTGGCTCCACTGTAGCTGGTGGCGGGTCAACTAAAGTGCCTGTATATTCAGACGGCACGAATTGGAAAGTTGGATAATCATGAGCCTACATAATCTTGCCCAACACATGGCTGGCTATGGTCGCAACGGCGACTCGATGCTGATGCACGTAACGCCAGATGAAGTACACGGACTTCAACGCTTGGCTATGGCACAAGGCGGCTCGCTGACAATTAACCCGCACACGGGTCTACCGGAAGCGAACATCTTCAGTCAGGCATGGAAAGCTATTAAACCTGTGGCAGCACCGCTAGCTGGACTTGCGCTTAATTACTTCGTGCCCGGACTCGGCGCCATGATGGGGGGCATATCTAATGCGGCTGCGGCAGGTTTACTAACTGGTGGTGTTGGCGCTCTAGCTACCGGCAGTTTGTCGAAAGGGCTTATGGCCGGTCTGGGTGCGTATGGTGGGGCGAGTCTTGGCGGCACGCTTAGCGGTTTGGGTGAAACTGCGGCAACAAACGCAGCACAGAATATGGGTTACGCTTCAGGCGTTGGAGAGCTAGGACTTGCGCCAGCAGAGGCGGCGCAGTTTGCCGCTGAAACAGGGCGGTCAGCCGCCGCCAACATGACACCCTTTGAAAAAATAAGCGGTGGGCTTTCTTCAGCAGTAAGCGATCCTAAAGCTGCACTATCCGCACTTGGTGGTGGTAGCACTATGGCAGGCGCAGGTAAGCTAGCCGCGTTGGGACTCCCAATCATGGCGGGCATTCAAGCAAACCAGACGACCAAGATGCCAACGCTAGGCGATGCATCACCTCAAGCCATGATTCGCCCGATCATTCTCAACCGCCGGCAAAACCCAACGCCCTATACGGGCATGGGGGAAGCGCGGTACTTTAATGATACATACGATGTGCCCGAGCCATACAAAGCTGCGACAGGTGGCGTTGTGGCTTTTAACCAAGGCGGGCTTGGGACGCTGGGTGGTTACTCTGATGGTGGGCGCTTGCTTCGCGGCCCCGGTGATGGCGTATCCGACAATATCCCTGCAATGATTGGCGATCGTCAACCTGCGCGGCTAGCCGATGGTGAGTTTGTGGTTCCGGCGCGCATCGTATCTGAGATTGGCAATGGATCGACCGAGGCAGGTGCGCGTAAACTGTACGCAATGATGGACCGTGTTCAGAAGGCGCGGCGCAAGACTGTAGGGCACGACCGTGTAGCTACCGACACAAACGCAGAACGTCTGCTGCCCGCATAAGGAATAGTCATGGCAGATCCACAACAGATTATCCAGTCACAGACTTCAATCCCCGACTACGCGCGTGCGCAGGTCGAGCGCATGCTCGGGGCTACCGAAGGGGCGGTCTATGACTACAAGCGTGATGCCAATGGTCAGCTAGTTCTTGACTCTAATGGTCAGCCGCAGGTATCTGGGCTTAAACCGTATCAACAATACCAAGGCCAGCGGATTGCGGGGCCGGACGTACTTAGCCAGCAAGCGTACAACACGATCCAGAACATGGGCCTTGGGGCTGAAGCGGGTAACTCGCTTCAGAACATGTACAACATGGCTGCGCAAGCAGGCACATCCACGTACAACCCAACCGCATACGGCAACCAGTACAGCGCTCCAGCCGCGTATCAGCCGGGGCAGTTTAACTACCAGTCGGTGGGTCCACAGAGCGCGCAGTACTTCCAGATGGAGCAGCCTACGGATGTGCGGGGTTCTACTGCAAGAGCGGCAACTCTTAGTGCCGCACCAAAGGCTGTGGCTGAGAGGATGCAGGCAGCACAGCTTGGTGCTGCACCAACGGCTACTGCTGCGCAGGGTGTTGCTACTTTGCTCGGGCAATCGCCAGAGATGCAGGCTGCGCAAGCTGCACGGACTCAGCTTGGTCAGGTGCCTACTTATACAGGGCAGCAACTTAACTACACACCGCAGAGTATTGGGTTTGAGCGCGCTGGCGCTGAGCGAGTTAGCGCACTGCCGCTTGAACGCTTGCAGATGCAAGCAGCTAAAGATGTTGGGACAAGCTCGTTTACCCAACCCGGAGCCGCATCCCAGTACATGTCCCCATACATGCAAAGCGTGGTGGACATTCAGCAGCGTGAAGCTCAACGTCAAGCAGACATTGCCGGAACTAAACGCGGTGCCCAGTTTGCGCAAGCCGGGGCTTTTGGTGGTGGTCGGCAAGCAATTGAGAACGCTGAAGCTGCACGCAATCTGGCTACGCAGAAAGGCGACATCCAAGCGCAGGGGTTGCAGTCAGCATTTCAGTCTGCGCAGGGGCAGTTTAATACTGAACAACAGGCTGCGCTTCAAGCGGCATTGGCTAACCAGCAGGTTCAGCAGCAGACTGGCGTACAGAATCTAAGCGCGTTGCTTCAGACTCAAGGTCTTGGTGCACAGACTGGGCTGCAAGCACAGACTGCCAATCAACAGACCGGACTTCAAACTTTGCTTGCCAATCAAGCAGCGGGTATTGATACCAGCAAGTTCAACCAAACGCAGCAGTACAACACGGCATTGCAGAACGCGCAGATGTTGCAGCAGCAACAGCTTGCCAACCAGTCATTGCAGGGACAGTACGGGTTAACGCAGGGTCAGATGGATCAGGCGTTAGCGTTGCAGAACGCCCAGCTTCAACAGCAAGCCGCAGCAAACAACCAGCAATACGCTGCTCAGTACGGTCTGAAGCAGGGCGATCTTAGCCAGCAGATGTCTATGGCTAATCTGTCAAACCAACAGCAGACAGCTTTGGCTAACCAAGCGTTGCAGGGTCAGTATGGTCTGACTCAAGCGCAGATGCAGCAAGCTGCGAATGCTGCTAATCAACAAGCCGGTAACCAGATTGCTCTGGCAAATCAGGCACTGCAAGGTCAGTACGGATTGACCCAAGGACAGTTCGGGCAAGCGGCTAATTTGCAGAATGCACAGCTTCAACAGCAAGCTAACCTTGCTAATCAGCAGGCTGGGCTGACCACTGGACAACAGAATCTTGCAGCTAATCTGGGTGTGCAACAGTTGTACAACCAGCAGGCTTTGCAGGCGCAGTTGGCAAACCAGCAAGCAGGTCTTACTACGCAGCAGCAACAAGAGCTAGCCAATCAGTACGGCTATGGTCAGAACATGGCTGCGGCTGCTAACGCCGCACAGTATGGTCAAGCAGCAAACCAGTTGCAAGAACAAGCTAATCAGTATGGTGCTGGGTATGGGCTGCAAGCTCTCAACGCTGGCATGCAGGGCATGCAGAACTACGGCAACTTGAGCGGGTTGTATAACCAGCAAGCCATGAATATTGCCAACGCGCAGAACCAGATGGGCGTACAGGCGCAGAACTACAACCAGCAGCAGCTAACGCAGAATTACAACGACTTCACCAACCAGCAGAACTTCCCATTCCAACAGATTGGGCAGATATCGAACGTGTTGCGTGGTGTGCCGTTGACTCAGCAGACGCAGGCTGTGTATCAGCAAGCACCAAGTCTGGCTTCGCAAGCGGCTGGTTTTGGTACGGCTGCGGTTGGTGCGGCTAACTTATTTGCTAAAGCGGAAGGCGGTATGATTCGTCAGCCGCGTGGATTGTCTTCCCTCATTCTTGCCAGAATGCACTAAGGTACTGTCATGCTGCATGAGAACATTGCCAGAGAAGAGGCGCAGCTTCAAAAGCTAGCGCGTGTCGGTACGCCACAGGCTATCCAGATGCTGCGCCAGTATGCGCAGACACACCAAGACGACGCTATCCGGTTGAGCCTAGCCAACCAAGCGGTCAATGACGCCAAGGATATGCACGCCAAAGCGTTGGCAATGTTGAGCGGACAGCAGCCTCCGACCGTAGCGCAGCAAGTTATGCAGTCTATTGGTGGGCAAGGTGGAGCGCCAATGCCCCCGCCCGGAGGGCCACAAGGCCAGATGCCACCGCAGGGTATGCCGCCACAAGGTCCGCCGGGAATGCAGATGCCACCGCCTATGCCACCGCCTATGCCACCTGCTCCGCAGATGCCTCCACCTTCCGGTCCCGGCGCGGCCCCGCAGGGCCTAGCCGGTCTGCCTGCGCAGAATATCCAGAACATGGCTGATGGTGGGATCGCTGGGTATGCTGACGAGGACGAGGCTGTTGGCTATGCCGATGGTGGTGCGATTCGCATGGCCGGTGGTGGTGATGCTGAAGATGCCGCAATGCGCGCGCAGGGTAGATCTCTTGGCTTAGCCGACGCCCAGATTGAGGAGATCATTCAAAGAAAAAAAATGCAGGTGCCGCAAACCCAGTTGCCGTACACCTCTGCAAATCCTAGTGCTGTTGGCGCGCCTCAAGTTACTAGCACACCCCTTACCGGCTCCGAGTTGTGGGCCGGGCAAGAGCCAATGTTTGATTTTATAAAACGTGGTATTGGTAATTTGCTTCCGGGCGGTGAGAGGAAGGAGTACGACATCGCTGCAAACCGTGCGCGGGAGCTTCCAATTGTAGAGGCCTCCGTTCAACAACAGCGCGACATGAGAAGGCCTCCACGCAACATAGCCGCACCTTCCGCAGAAGAATATGCAGCAACTATGCCCCCTCCTTCAGCGCCTCCCCCGCCTGCGGCTGCACCGACTGAACCTGCACGAACATTTGCGGATGTTTATAGATCGCTTGGTGGCGACCAGCGCTTAACTGCGGGGGCAAAGGCAAGCATAGGCACAGGCGCTAGAAAGGTAGCTGCGCCATCAATAGCGGGGATTGACTCGCTTATCCCTGAAGGGGCAACGGTCGGCAAAACCGCAGAACAAGCTATCGCGGATGCGGGCAAATTTTCTTTAGGGCAGCAGTATACTGAAGGACAAACGCTGCTCAACAGGGCTGGAGAGCGACAAGACCAATACTTGCGCGATATATTTATGCAACGCCCGTCAAAAGAAATCGGGCAAAAGACCGAAGAGTATATCAAGAGCCAACGCGAAGAACTAGCCGCCGAGAAAAAAGATCGCAGCGCAAACTTTCTAATCTCTGCCGGCCTAGCAATTGCTTCGGGTACATCGCGCAACGCCATGCAGAACATCGCACAGGGGCTGCAAGTTGGCGTTAAAGACGCCAAAGATGCAATGAAAGATTTCAAAGCAGCGCAAAAAGAGTTGGCGCGTATGGATGCAGATCTTGAGAATCTGCGTGCTGCACAAAAAGAGCGCGACTTTGATCGAGTGTTCTCCCTTGAACAACGGATTGCTGACAGGGATGAGGGCCGCAAACAAAAAATGTTTGATGGCGCAATGACGCTTGCTGGTCAGGACCGCGCGTTGGCTGGGAATATTTACAGCCTTGCGGAACAAAACGCTGAGCAGTGGAAACGCACGAAGGCGCAGCTTGGTTTTCAGCGTGGCGAACGCGAAGCGGGACAAGCATTTACTAGAGAAGAAAACGCAGCCACTCGGGCAGCATCCGCAGCTAATACGCAAGCGCAAATTCAAGCACAAGAAAGAGCCACTTTGTTTGCGGCTAACTTGCCATCCGCGCAAGCTAAGTTTTATGCGGAGCTTGGCGGTGCCTTACCCGGCACAGTTCCGAATTCAACGCAAATTCGTAAAGGTGTCGAGTATATGAACAGTGTCAACGATATTGACACTGCACTGGCGGCATACGAAAAACAGGCGCTTGAGCACGCAAAAGTGAGCGCAACAACGGGGGCAGTACTTCCGCCTATGAAAGATAAGCAAGCTTGGATAAAAGAATTCATGGAAAATAAACGTGCGTATAGCTTGTACAACCAAGGGGTTGCTGGCGGTATTCCTACTACTAGCACCCCCGGCAACGCGCCGCGTTACGACCGATAAACATGCCAAAATACATTCAACTTCCTGATGGCGGGTACTTCCCTTTAAAGGAAGGTGAGAAACCAGAAGACGCTTGGGCAGCGGCGTTTGAAAAGTATCCCAAAGCGTTTGGACTTAGCCCGGTAGAATCACTAGCACCAAAGCTCCCCGAAGTCGCCCCAAAGACGGGTATTGGATCTGCGCTTATTGGTGGAGCGCAAAGATACGGTTCGCAGTTCCGCACAGGTCTAGGCGGCGGTAGCGCAGCAGCCGAGGCGGGCGTTGCCCGCATGGAAGAGATTGAGAAGGCACGCCCCAGCCAAGTGTCGCTAGAAAAAGTAAAGCAGGCGTATCAGAAAGATGGTGTGTTATCTGCTGCTGGGGAAGCGCTAGGTCAAATTCCATATGCAATTGCTGAGCAGGTTCCGCAGTTAGCCTCGATGGGGGCTGGCGCTCGCGCAGGGGCTATGGCTGGTAGATTCCTTGGGCCTGTTGGTGCTGGAGTTGGCGCTGGTCTCGGTGCATTGACTGGGCAGTTCTTATCTTCGTATGTCCCAACAGCCGGGGCAAACTTGGAAGCGCAAGCTCGCGCTCAGATAGCCGAAGGCAAACCTGTCGATGTAAACCCGCTAGCTGCGTATGGTGCGGCTATTCCGGGTGCGGCGCTCGATGTTTTCACGGATCGGCTGTTGCTTGGCAAGGGTGTAGTTGGCCGCTTGATGGGCTTCAACGATGAGCAAATCGCTAAGAAGTCTGCTCAAGAACTAGAGAAGCTGGCATCGGAAAAGCTGTTGCCCAAGCTAAGCAGGGGCGAAGTAAGCGCTGGCACTTTGCTCAAAGGCACGGCCAAGGGCACGGTCGAGATACCCACCGAGATTACACAGCAGATACTTGAGCGCGCGCAGGCTGGTCTGCCGCTAATGAACGATGAAGCGTTGGCTGAGTACGGGAGCGCTGCGTATCAAGCCGGGTTGCTGTCCCCATTGGGTGGCGTAGGTCGAATTAGTGAGCGTGGTGGTGCACGCAGCGAAATTGCTGAACGTAAGAAACAAGCAGCAGACGCTGCGTTTGCTGCGGAAGAAGCGGAAAAGAATAGGCCAGAAAACTTACTCAAACTGCATGACAAATACATCGCAGCTAAAGAAGAATCCAAGCGGTTGACGGACCTGATACCTGCCGCACCCGATAAAAAGAAAGAACCAGACGAATACGACCAGTGGGAAGAGGCTACGGCAGGCGCACGCGAAGCAGAGTCGGATTACATGCAGAATGTTCTCCAGCCATTGCGCGACGCATACCGGCAACGCGAAGACCTAATCAAACCGCTGGTTGCCCAGCGCCAAGCAGCACAGCCTGCGGCTGCACCTGCACCAGTATTTACGCCCCCGCCAGTCACAGAACTGATGGACCAGTACGATGATTTGTATCAGCAGCGTGAGGCAATTGGTGCGCAGCTTCAGGCGGCTGCAAGTAGTGGCGATCCTGCGGTAATAAATCCTTTACATGATCAGTGGACAGCGCTGACTAAGTATATCGACCAGACGGGCAAAGCTGTTGAGGATGCTGGTGGTACAACAGAGACCGCACCTATCTTAGATAGACAACTTGCCGCACTAAACGAACAAGCCGCCAAGATCCAAGCAGGCATCGATAAAGCGGCGGAAGTTGGTGATTTTGATGTTGTGCGCAAACAGGCAGAAGCCAAAGCCAAACTCGCAGCAGATATAGCTGCGACACAAGAGAAACGTAAACTTGTCGAAGGCCGACCTTCCCGTACTGCGGTTGCTGAACAGCCCGAAATAGCCGCGCCCGTAACAGAAATGCCTACGGCTGAAGGGCTTGCGCCTAAAGAAGAGGCGCCGCCCCCGTCGATCACGCCGTACGATTTCCCTACGCCCTATGAGATGTTTGGGGCTAGGTCTGTTGCTGATCTAAATGCTCCGTTTGATCTCCCCACACCGATGGAGATGTTTGGGGATGTGGATCTTGATCGCGCCACAAAGTTTGTGCGCGATACTGGCAAAGCCAACATTACTCATCTTGAACAAGGGCTTAACGTCAAACGCCAAGTCGCAGCGCAACTGCTGATGGACTTGGAAAAAGCCGGCGTAGTGACACCACTAAAAGGCAACAAGCGCGAAGTTGTAAAAGAAGCACCGGCTGCGCCTGAAATGGCGGCTGTGCCGGAAGCACCGAAGGTGGAAACCAAGCCCGCCGAAGAAACCAAGCCTGTTGTCCAGCATGCAATCGAGGGTATTCCTTCCGTTCCGGTGCCGGTCAATGAACTCAAGCTGTCCAAGGATGTGCCGCAGTTCAAAGAGGGTGCGGACCAAGAAGGGGTTGTCGAGCCACTCAAAGGTAAGTTTGCCGACTTTGGGGTAGCACCAATTCAAGTGTGGCGTCGCCTCGATGGCAGCATGGAAATTATTTCTGGGCGCCACCGCTGGGATCTAGCAAAGCGTTCTGGCAGAAAAACAATCGATGCGCAGATCTTTGATGAAGCCGCAGGGTTTGATAAGAAACAAGCGTCGACGATGGACGCGGAGATCAATATCCGCGACAGCCAAGGGTCCGTGTCTGACTACGTCAACTACTTTGAGGCCGCTGGACTTTCAAGAGAAGAAGCCGACGCCCGCACGTTGACGCGCGGCAAGGGCGCTGAAGCTTTTGAAATCGCCACGAACGGTAGTCCAGAACTGATCGCTGCCCACCGCGCTAAGCAAGTTAGTGACAGTCTTGCAACATCCATAGCAACCGAAGCGCCAAAAGATTCAAGAATCCAAGCGGTCGCAATCAAAGCCGCGCAGTCCAAATCTGCTGCCGAAGCGCTTAATCTAATGCGCGCGGTTCAAGTGATTGCGCCCAAGCCCGCCGAAGGCGGCATGGCTGACATGTTTGGGTTTGATGAGAGCGCTATGCTCGAAGCCCAAGAGATGGCTAAGATCGCCACGCAAAAGCAGCGTGAGGTTGGTCAACGGCTAAGTGCTATCACGGGCGCCAGCAAAAATCCCAAGCTTGCCGCCGCCGAAGGTATCAACATCAAAGACCCAGAAGCGGTCAAGCGCCGGATTGCCGATCTGCGGCAACTCAAGTCATCATGGGATAACTGGACCACCAACCCGACACTAGTTGGCGAGATCCGCGCAGCAATGAAGCCTGCCGAGGCTGCTGAACAACCGCAGGGTAGAACAGAAGCCGAGACGCCTGCCGAAGGCACATTGGCGCAGGATGCGCAAGACGAGTCAGACGATCAAGGTGCGATGTTCTCAGTCGGAACCACCGACGAACAAAAGATGGCCGCAAAAGCGGTTGCGTACGATGTCGGCGGCAGTGTGGTGTGGCAGGAAGGCGACCTTGCGCTTATTCGCGGATACAGCATGTTAACTGGACAACCAGTTTACTTGCCGGCTAAAGGACAATCCTATTTTAGATTAGACGTAGATTCAGTTAAAGAAGTCCGTCTGTCGAAATTAAAACCAGCGGATCTGGCTAAGTTGAGCCAAGTTAAAAAAGACTTGGAGGCTGCGGATGCAAAGAAGCATGCAAAAAATCCGTTTGTTAAGCATGACGCAAACGGGTTGGCCTTCTCTAGTAATGTCCCCGCAGAGTTTCGCGGGATTATTGGGGGTTGGAAAAGGCTTCTTGGTGTTGACGCGCGTATATACATCAGTACCGTTGAAGACGCCAAGGCGGACAAAGACAAGTTTACCGGGCCGCACCGCGCTATTGGTTCGGCAGGACTTGATCCCAGTTCCCGTGGGTCTGCGCGGTATATGGCCGCTGACGACAGCTACTACATTACGTATACGCCTTCTACCAGCAAGACCCGCGAGTTGGAAATTATTGCCCATGAACTTGGGCACGTGCACGAAAAGTATTCTTTTAAAAATGCGCCAGCAAAAACCCAAGCGGCAATCAAAGCAGACTATGACAAGTGGTTAGCATCAAACAAAGGTAAGACTGCGCGTGAACACATAGAAAGTCTGCGTGCTAAAACTACCGGCCAAACCACAAGAATTCCAGAAGGTCAGCAATCAAGTGACCTTAAAGCTTACTGGTCTTCATTCAGTGAGTGGTACGCTGACCAAGTCTCGCGCTGGTCCACCACTTCGGACAAGCCGCTGACGGTTGTTGAGAAGTTCTTTGCCAAGCTGGGCGCAGCAATGCGCCGGTTCTATACGAACGCGATGCAGCAGAAGTATCTGCCTGCGCAGTCTATGCAGAAGTTCCTCGACGGCATCGCTAAAACTGCAAAAAATAATGGCAGCATAGCGCCAAACTCCGTGGATGCGGCAATAAGTATTAAGGAGCAAAAACCAAGTCCAGAAAAAACATTCACTGGTCAAGGTTCTTTGTTCCGTTCCCAAGGTGAGCAAGCCGCCGGGATGCCGACCGCAGAAATTGAAGATCTGATTAAGCCGTTCCGGCAACTGCCGGTGGCGCCCAAGATCACGGTGGTGCAGTCCATCTCTGAGTTACCTGAGAAGATCCAAGCGCAGATGGAGCGCGACGGTACGCAGAGCGCGCCGGGTATGTTTCATCCACCAACTGCGACGATCTACTTGGTGGGCGACAACTTGATTGATGGCGCGGACGTAGGCAAGACGATCTCCCACGAACTGGTTGGTCACTTTGGTCTGCGTGGGGTGCTAGGCAATTCGTACCCGGCAGTGATGCGCGCGATCTATCAGAACAGCAAACAGATCAAGGCAGAGGCCAACGCCCGGATGCAGGCCAACCCCGACATGTCGCTGGAAGTGGCGACCGAGGAGAGCATCGCCGAGCGCGCCGAGAAGGATGTGTCGCTGAACTGGATGAACCGCTTGGTAAACCTAATCCGTACCAAGCTGCGGCAGTGGGGCATCTGGAAGGACGCACCAATCGGTGACTCCGAGATCATTCGCCTGATCCGCGACTCGCACAAGTATGTGAGCGGTGTGACCACTAAGCCAAGCGAGACGGTGAAAGCGCTGGCTAAAGTTGCACCTTCGGGTAAGCCAACAGCCCCGGCAGGGCTGTTAACCAAGATTCGTGCGATTACGGAAACGCCCGCGTTCAAGCGTTGGTTTGGGAATAGTAAAGCCATTGACGAAAATGGCAATCCGATGACGTTCTACCATGCAACCAAAAAAGACTTTACGGAATTTAAGCCCGGAGGGTTTGATCCCACATTGAGCGGACCTGCAATTTGGTTTAGTCCTTATAAAGATGTTCAAGCTGCGGCGCACAATTTGGGGAGCAAGGTTGAGGGTACCCGTGTTATCCCGGTATATTTATCTATTAAAAATCCTTTAGTTGTTGACGACATAGGGATGTTGGACTACGCCCGAGAAGTGTTTGCTAATGGGTCGTCAGAATTTCCGCAGTTGATCTCGGCCAAAACCATCAAAGAACTCAAAGAAGGCGGACACGACGGCATCATCTTTGACGGCGAAAATTTGGGTTGGGGGACAAACTCCAATGAATGGATTGTATTCGACCCAACGCAAATCAAGTCCGTCTTCAACAAAGGTGAGTTCAATCCCGAAAACGCGGATGTCCTCTACCGTTCACGCAAACCTACCAAGTCTGTCGTTGCTCAGCGCGCAAGTACTGTCGATGATTTGATGGCGCTCTACACGGGGCTGACGGGCGCAAATAGCCGAGACGCTACGCTTGCCGGGATCAAGGACAAGACCAATACCCGAGCTTTGAAGCTGCGTCAGCGCATATTCGACCAGTACGCGGCGTTGGAAGAGGTAGTCAAAAAAGGACTGGACTCTAAAGTTATTGATGCCTTGCGCGCACAGAACCTGATGTACTTCCTACGCTTTGGTCAGCAGCGTAGCGACATTGTTGGGCAAACAGTTACCAGTGGCCCTCCGCGTCTTCGCAGCGAAAAAACCAATGCCGGCACGGAGTACTTCTACGAAAATGATGCGAACGGCCCGACACTGATCGGCATGGCGCAGGCCCTAGAGAAAGCCAAGGGCTACAAGGAAGAAGACCGCGAGAACGCATTCACTGTTTACCTAGCCGGCAAACGTGCTGAGCAAGTTGGCTGGAACAAACTACGCTTTGATAACCCAGTCGAAGCCGAGAATGAATATAAGGAAGTTCTTGCGCACCTGAAGCAGAACAAAGCTGACGAGGCTGCGTTCAAGGAAGCCGAGAAAATCTATCAGGCGTACAACGCTGGGCTGCTGGACTTCTTGGTTCAGACCGGCACTATGTCCAAACAAAAGGCTGCGGAACTCAAGAGCATCACCTACGTGCCGTTCTATCGCGTGGATAAGGACGGCAACATCCGCATGGAGACGGGTGACGAGCGCCGCTCGATCCGTATCGGCAACATCAAGAGCGAACCGCGCCTGAAAGAACTGCTTGGCGACAGCGAACAAATCCTGCCGGTGTTTACAAGTGCTGTACAAAACACCAGTATGCTGATCAACATGGCGATGCGCAATCAGACCGTTAAAGATACGGCGTTTGTGCTCAAGGATCTGGGGATTGCCAGTCGGATCGTGGCGTCCAAGGGTCCGTATACGGACAACGTAGTTCACTTCCGGGTGCATGGTGTGGAGCACCACGCCATCATTGATACAGATATGTACGGTATCCCGGCGCAGATGATTGTCGAGGGGCTTGAAGGTATTAAGCTTGCGATGCCAGCGATTGTGCGTATGCTCGGCATGCCGGGAGATATCTTCCGCAAGTTCACGGTGCGTAACCCGCTCTACATGTTCCGCCAGCTTGTGCGCGACCCCGTATCGGCGTGGGTGCAAAACGGTACGGATACGATCCCGATCCTCGATTCGTTCTCTACGCTGGCTAAAATGGCCACCGGCAAAGACACCACCGCGCAGCGGCTTCAACGTGCAGGTGCAACCAGCAGCAACGTCTTAGTGGGCGACTCCCGCGACATGACCAAGTTCTTGGAAGACCTGACCGCCGGCAAATGGAGTCTACAGCGGGCGTTCTCTAAGCTTGATACGGTCGCTCAGCAGTCCGATGCTGCTACCCGGCAGGTGATCTACGAAGACTCGATCAAGAAGGGAATGTCCCACCAGCAGGCGCTGATGCGTACGCTTGAGTCGATGAACTTTAGCCGCCGGGGTACGTCGCCCAGTATGTATTTGCTGGCAAGTCTGACGCCGTTTATGCACTCGCAAGTTCAAGGTCTGGACGTTCTGTATCGAGCTATGCGTGGGCAGTTGCCGGGTGCCGACAAACTTCAGGTTGCTCAGCGGTTCGCAGCACGGGCAACGATGCTGGCTATGTCTTCTTTTGCATATGCCGCGATCATGCAAGATGATGAAGACTACAAACGCGCTAAGCCAGAGGAGCGCTACGGCAATTGGTGGGTACCAACGCTGGGACTGACCAAAGAAAACTGGATAAAAATCCCAATCCCTTATGAGGTTGGCTTCCTGTTCAAAGCGCTACCCGAAGCTATCGTTAATATGGCGGCGGGTGATGAGAAGGTTGGTCCCGGAATGGAAGCGCTTGGGCGTATGCTCAGCCAATCTCAGCCGCTTAGCATGCCGCAGGCACTTAAACCAATCACAGAAGTGATGCTTGGTTCATCGTTCTATTCTGGGCCTATTGAGTCGCCGCACGAAAAAGAAATCTTGCCGCAGTATCGCTACCGCACCAACAGTACAGAGCTTGCCAAAATGCTTGGCGGTGTTGCTGGGTTGTCGCCGATTCAAATCGATTACTTGATCCGGGGATATACCGGCGGTGTAGGTATGGCGATCACCCAGATGGCCAACGTGTTTCTGCGCGCGCCCGAGGCGGAGAATGTGGCGAAACCCACTACTAAGCTTTCAGAAGTCCCGCTTATTGGTGCGCTCTTCCAAACTTCTGAGGGACGCGGCGCGCTCGATGCTACGTACAAACTCATCGAAGAAATCCAGCAGTACAAGGGCGCGTACAACAAGCTCATTCAGGACGGCAAGCCCGAAGAAGCCATGCAGTTTGCCAACGAAAACGCCTCGATCTTGGCCGCATCGAGCATGGCCGGCTACATGAAGAAGACTCTTGGCGAGATGTCCAAGCAGGCGCGTATGATCAAGTCTTCGCCGCAGATGACCACGGAACAAAAGGATGCGGCGTTAGAGAACCTATACATCTCTCAGCTTGCGCTGTCGCGTAACTTCCTTAAAAACGCCGAAAGAACCACACTCCGATAAGGCCGTCCTTGATCCCGTAGGTAGCTATGGGCCGGATGCGGTAGCGCACCGCAGCCTTTAGCCCGTCTTCCACTATCTTGTCGGGGCTGAGCGTGGGCACGAAGAACCCACGCCCGACACTAGTCTTTTTCCACGGATACTGGATCTTCGTCGGCATCTGTTTTCTTACGGCTTAAATGTAGCGCGTTCACCCGCATCATTGGCCCGCCTGTCTTAGCCAGCATGTCCTTTTTGATATAGGTGATGGCGTGTGTCTGGGCTAGCTCAGTCTTGAAGTCGTTGTACGCGAAGCTCATGCTGACGCAGTGCTGCCTGAGTAAATTCTCCTCGATGTAATAGTCTATGTAGCCGGGCTTGTTTATCCCGTGTTCTACTCGCCCCATCACCTTTGAGCGTGTGATGGATTTCTCTACCGTATCACCATCACCCCACGCCGCCAGCAGCCGACCCTCGGCTTTCTTTAGAACGATGAACCCGCCGTAGTTCTCCCGGGTAAACGAGTTCAGCACATCGTCAGCACTGCGCACATTGCTTGAGATACTGCCCCGCGCTTTGAACACCAACTCTTTAAGCGCATCGATCACGTGTTGGACGGGCACATCTATTATGTTGGCATACTTCTTGCTTAACAAAATCCCCGCTGTAACTACTTCAGTACACGCAACATGCCAGTACCGTTCGTCATCCGTAAACTTGAATTCCTTCTCTAGTTGCAAGTGCACTTGGGGCATGATGTCTTTGATGGTCTTGCGGTTCTGCACCATCCAGCGCACCCACGCTTCTCCAGCAACGCCATAGTTGCGTTTGAGTAACTTCAGGATCTCGCGCTCTTCTGCGTTCCAGTGCAGCTTCACATTCGGCGTCCACTCAAGCATGCGAAGTAACTCACCATTCGAGCTAAATTTGCGGGCGCCTGCCATGTAATCTGTTAAGTTTTCGTTTGAAGTCAGCGTGCACGTTAATCCCCACGTGGTGTCGTTAACACGTTCTTTGTTAGCGCCGGCCTCCATGCGCTCTTTACCTTTGCCCTCGGACATGTCGAAGATGAACCCCGGTGCCCACTCCATGTCTTTGCGGTGCTGGCCGGTGATCTCGTCCACCAGCAGGGGCATGCTGTTTAAGTTGCCTGCGCGGTTCTGCATCGCCACGGGCGATGTGCCCTTCCCTGTGCGGTAATGCACTGGGTGACCCCAGACTCCAGCCTTGGCACTTAGTGTTAGTGACTTGCCGGTGCCCGACTTATTAGCGCCGATGTGCCACACAAACCCTTCGTACTCGGTGAAGTGCATAAGCGGACACCCAAACGAATCAAGCGCAACAGCCAAGAGCGTGTACATCTTGCGCTCAATAAACAGGTTCCAGACCTTGCGCCAATCCTCTAACGTGCCCTTGGCCTGTGTGATCCGAGTGATGTTCTCCAGCCCCGGCATAGGCACCGTAGTGACCGAGCCGTCCTTATTAAAGATCCTGCCGTTATAAACAAACGACCCGTTTTCCTGCCAGCCCGCCTGTAGCGGTACAGTAACTACCTTCTTGTTGAGCGACGCCTGCTCGACGCATGCCCGCACGTAGTTGAACAGGTTGATATCGCTGCCCTGTCCGTACGATGAGATGATGTTCTGGTTCGCCAACCACTTGACGGTCTCGTCTTTACTTACTGCCGCTTTCTGCGGCATGTTGATCAGCACCGGGCCGTCTGGGCGCACCGCTACCATGTGAACTAAGTGGTCGTGCTGGTATTTCAGGATGTCGATCACAAACAAGTCGTAGGGCAGAATCTGCTTCTGCACCGTCATCTTCTTGCCCTCTTCGTCCTTCTCTTCCTTCTGGCAGTACACCCCGCCATTGATCCCGTAACTAAACCCGTGCGGCGGCTCTGGGCGAGTGACCGTGATGGGCGCGGGCTTGACTATATCGTCATCGTCATCTTCGGCGTCTATACCGAAGAGCGCCTCTTCCGCGTCTTCATCCGTTGCGTTGATCGTGATTTCTTTCGTGGTGTTATCCGTCTGAATCTCGCGACCAAACTTGAGCGGGTTAGTAATCTGCCCCCAATGTACACACGATGTACACACACCGGGATTCTCGCTGTCCATCTTGATGCAGGGATAAGGCCCCTTAATCTCCGCGAGCTTTGCATTCATTCGCTCGCTAGTGTACGGATGCAGCGCAGCCAAGTCAGACGCAGCCTCTTCAGCATCCGTGCAAACCTTGGCCCACGACAACAGCCCACGCCATATAGGCTCCATCCCATCTTGGGAGGCGTGCTCACGGTAGTACTTGATCTGTCCGCAGCCCGACTTTTCTTCGACTAATCTGAACACTGTAGCGCTATTAGCCACAAGCTTTAGCGGCGCAGCAGACTTGGTTGGGCGCTTCCCCGGCAGATTGAGTGGGGTGACTGGCTCAAACATGGGTGCGACAAGCTTCGAGAGAATCTGACCCAAGAATTCTTCAAAGACAAACGTATCCCCTTCCGCCAGTATCTTGACCTCGCGGGGTTCTGGGTATTTCTTTTTGTGATTCCACGTTCCCGGCACGCGCAGTACTCGCGCAGCATCCGCAGGCACCGTCCAGTCTATGTGCAGCCCCTCTTGTTTACAGAGGCGCTTGAAGTTCTCAGCAGCCGGCTTCCAAATGCTTACGTTGACAGTCTCAGTGAACGGCCAATAAGCGTGGATGCCCCCGCCTGAACTGACGATCCACGGTATCCCAAATTGGGAGAGACCTGTTTTCTCAAGAAACTCGTTAAGCGCTAGTGCTGCGGCCTTCTTGGTTTCGTACCCATCCATGTCGATAAAGAACGACTTGATGGTCTGTGCATTGACCGCCTCCCGGCTACGGCTCTCCTTGAATGTGGCTAGCGCAAAGTAAACGTCATACTTCCTTTCATTCCACTCGTCGATCTTGGCTTGCAGGTCTTCAATGCTTTCACCAAAGACATGCTCTTTCTTACGCGATAGTTCTGCGGCACAGTAATACCCGTTGCCCGGAGGCGGCAGAACCTGCGTCAAAAAACGCAACGGCACCATAAACGCCCCAAGTTACGGGTTGATATTGAACTTCTTGCACGCTTCTTGGTATGCAATCTCGGGGTCCGGGTTGGCCCGCAGGATCTGAATGAGCGCCTCGATGATTGGTCGATAAGCAGGGAAGACCTCCCTGCCCGAGAACCAGTTGTAGACGGACTGGCGCGTAGCGCCCGTGATCTTGGATATGCGCAAGACCGAGAAGTCCCGATAGACCGCCCAACGCCCAAGCTGGTTACCCAGTGTCTTGGGTGCATCGGCTACGATGTCAATTGTTTTCTGTGTGTAAGACATAATTAGCGGGGGCACGAAGCCCCCAGCCCCTTTAAGAGTTATTCCCAGTCATCGACCATCGCAAGAAGATTACTCTTCTTCGCGGGCACAGCGCTAGTCTTCTTCTCTTCCTTACGCACGACCGGCTCCTCAGACGCCTCATCGTCGGCCACCAAAGCTTCAAGCTGCGCTGACTTGGCTTCTGCTTTGGCTTCTGCTTTAGCTTCTACCTTGCGGTCAGGACGCGCGCCGAGTGCCAGTGGCGCTGGAGCAGCAGCTTCGTTCTTAGAGAACGACATCGTGATCGCCTTGACAGCATCATCAGACTTGCTCTGCATCTCAATCGTCGGCAGATCGTCGCCATCCACCCACGCCATTGCCTTGAAGAACATCTTGGGCGACTGGCTCTTGGTGTCAAACTTGATGCGCGTGACCACATCACTTGGCTCGATCTTCTGAGCACCCAGATACCGGGCGTATGCTTGCAACGGACGATCGTCGCCTTTAGCGTCTTTGTCCCAGATTGAAGTAGCCGGTACTTGAAGCGCCAGAATATCCCCGCCGATATCATTCGGTAGCACAACAGCCAAGCGCTGCTGGTAGCGGCAAGCACGCGAGTTACCTTGCCCCGATCCTGCGATGTTCTTGGGGCAGGTTGCACAAGAATCTGACTGCTTGTTTGTTGAGTCGGCACTAGGCACAGAACCATCCGCAGACCAGCAATCAGGCGAAGTTGCTTCGCCATCATAAGACTTCGCATACCAGACCCGACCAATGTGGGCAGCGGCATTAACTATTACCACATCGAGGTGGCGCTCCTCGATTGCAGCGATCTCTTTGCCGCCGTGGTACAGGCGGAACACACCGCCTGCAATACTGATTCGCTTACCTCCGCTACTGCCACCACCACTGAGGGCTTTGGCGATTGGCGAGAGTTCTGTCCGCGCGCGGACATGTGCAGGGGCTTGCGCTGGATTGAAAATAGCTACGTTGGACATTGTTGAAAAGTGCCTTATTTAGAGGTTGGCTTTTTGACAGTGATGCCGTACTCCGACATGGAGTTCAGCCCGGGGGGAACAAGACCGGGGTTCTCTTCCAGAAACTGCGCCATGTTGGTCTGCGCTACACGCTTCTCCAACAGATCTACAGCTTCATGCTCGATAACGAACTTCTTGAATGAGTCCCAGTCCTGCGTAGAGTAGCGCGTCTTTTGGGACAGCACCACAGTACCTTCTACAGTGCGAACGGATGCCAGCCCAAGCGCCAGCATTTGATCCTTGATCGCAAGTTTAACCTGCTCCTGCTGGGCCTTGATCGGCTCAACAGCGTTCTCATACTCGGCAGTCAACTCCTGAATGCGGGTTGACATCTTACGATAAACACGGACGAGTTTGTCCATCTGAATGGTGTCTTCGCTCATTTCCTACTCCAAGTTTGTCTAGTGTTTGACATTCTACACGATCTGTTTGACAACGCAAGCGGTTTCTTAACTTTTGATCTCCTCGTTGAATAGGTTCACCAGTAGCGCGTGCTCGCTCACTTTGCTGTTCATTGCCTTGAACATCTCGCGCTCGATGTGGCTGCTCTGAAGATGCACAACTGTCACCTTATCCGAGTCCTGCCCCTTACGGTCTGCGCGGGCGATACATTGTGTGTACATCTCAACCGACATCAGCGGGCCATAGAAGATCACCGTGTCCGCAGCAGTCAGCGTTAGTCCGTGCGCCGCAGCCGCAGGTTGTAGCACCAACACCCGCAGGTTGTCTGTGGTCTGGAAGTCATGAATGATCTTGTTGCGCTTAGCTGGGCTGACATCGCCTTGGATCTGCTCGGTGGGGTAGCCCTTCTTGTTTAGGTATGTGGCAACCGCGTCGATGCTGCTACGGAACAAGGCAAAAATCAACACCTTGCGTTTGGTTTCTTGCAAGACTTCTTCCAGCACTGCGAGCCTTGGGCTGGCGTCAAACTCAACTACTTCTTTGTCGTCGGTATAACTACTGCCACAAGAAATTTGTAAGAGTTTGCTTACCATAACTCCTGCGTTGACCGCGCTGATCGTTTCCCCAGCCGCCTTGACCATCATCTGCTCTTTGAGTAGCCGGTAGTACTTGCTCTGCTGTGGCGTCATCGGTACATCGCGGGTGACCGTGATCACGGGCGGCAGATCTAAACACTGCGCCTTGGTAAATCTAATCGCGGGTTGTAATGCGTCAAATACAAGCTCGGCGGCGTTGGGTTTGGGTGCCCACTTGAACTGCGTGATCTTGTGCATCGTCATGTCGCGCCACGCCGACAAGTACTTCGGGATGCCGCCCGGGTTTACTAGCTTAGCCAGACCATAAGCGTCCACAGGGGACTGCGACGCAGGCGTACCCGTCATCATCCACAGGTAAGTCTCCGGTTTAATGATCGAGGCGAGCGCCTTCCATCGGTTGGTTGTGGCGTTTTTATAGCAGTTCGCTTCATCCACAATAATCAGATCGAAGCGCCCATCGCGGATGATCTCCGGTGCAACTAGTGCTAGCCCATCGTAGTTGGTAATGACGAACGTGTAGTCCTGCTGAATCATCTCGATCCTGCGCGAAGACTGTGTGTGATGCGCAACGATGGCGCTCCTGTGCATGATGGCGTTGTTCAAGTCTTGCATCCACGCCGACTGCATAATCGAGAGCGGGCACAACACCAGCACCCGGCGCACGTAGCCCTTCTCGATCAGGTAGTCCGCAGCCCACAGCGCGGACATTGTTTTGCCTGTACCGGGATCATTGAAACAAAACGCCCGCCTGTGCATTGTCAAAAAAGCGGCAGTATCTATTTGATGCTGCATGGGCCTGTAGCGTCCCGGCCAACTGTACCGCTTGGTGATTGGCGAGGGTACATTCTTCACGCCAAGATTGTGTAGGACCCTTGCTTCATCTAACCCCCAGTAGACGGCCACCTCATGGATGCCGTCATCATCTGCTTCCAAGACCTTATGCTTGGGGATGATCGAGTACTTGTCGGGGTTGCGCGTCCTGAAAAGAAGCGCTTTGTTTTCAATGATCTGCATGTTAGCGAGTAAAGCCTATATATTTGATGCGATCTAGCAGGGTAGGGCGCAAGCGCTTCCCCCAAAGAAGCGAGTCTTGCAAGCGCTCCATATCCCACGAAATCCATTTCGGTTGCTGCTTACGATAGTACCCTGTACACATCTGGGACTTGTCCCAGTCTTTGACAAATTGTCCGTTGACCAGCATTTAGCGTCTCCTGTCAGTTAAAAACAACGATGGCGTAGACACACAGGCAGGCTACGTATAGCACCGCAAGAAAGGCCAGCCAGTTTAAGAGCAGATCGATTCGCATACTTGGTGCCTCGGTAAGTTGCGTAAGTGGTAGGCGTAGTCAGGCTCGTTCTTGAGCGCGGCTTTTCTCATTCTTTCTTCGTTAGAGGGGGGTTTTTTTCTGGGCGCTGGCGCTTCGCCCGACAGTCTGTATGCCATACACAGCCGGTTTTCCCACCCCTCCATGACGATTTCCCTGCGCAACAGAACGCCTTCAAGATACAAATTTCGCAGTGCATTTTTAATTGCGCCCAGAGTCATGTTGGGGACGTAGATCTTTGCCGCTGGCAACTCACCATGCTCTTTTAAGTACTCAAGTATTGGGTGTGTTGTTTTTGCCATCGAAGTCTTCCAGTAGGTTGTCGTAAAGCTTTTGTAGATCGTGAATCCAGTCTTGCAACGCATCTAGCTGCATTATTCGGTACGTGTCATCGAACTCCGGCTTGGTAAACACCACGCCTTCTTCTTTCAGCGTGTCCCATTTCAAGTTAATCATTGTTTGTTTCATCTAAAACAGTGCCTCTGGTACGTTGGACAAATCTAGCTTCGGTTTGCGTTTGCGCTTGATGCGCTCGACTATGTGGGGATATGGCGGCATATGCCAGACCCACCGCACCACGTTGCCTTCGTCGTCAAGGATTCCGTATTTCATTCTGTCTGGCCTTTAACATTTCATCTGCCATTTCGTAACAATGATCTGCGATTTTTATATAGGTATCAGTGTCAAAAAGAAGCCCTTCTTCTTCTAATTCATTTTTGTGGTTGTTAGCAAAATAACCACATAACACTTGCCCCGCAAAGTGATCGCGTAGGGTCATGCCTGAAATTTTTTGACCTACAAAATTTACATGAGGAAATGCGAATTCATCCACCGTTCTTCTCCTTGAGTTTGGATTCAATCTGGTCAAACAGTTTGCGGGTGTAGCCTTTGATTGGCGTATCCCCCCACGGTCCTATGATTTCTTTAATCTCATCATCCGTCAACCCGACCCAACGCTGTGAGTGTTTGACTGCTTCTTTAACTATTTCAATTTCTTCTTGAAGTGTATCGGCAAGGTAAATGGGTTTTAATTTACCGTCTGCGTCTTTATGTCTACCCAAAGACATTAGGAGCTGTTCAATATCAATCATGTGTTTTTCTCCTTAAGTTTGGCTTCTACATCTTTAACTAATTGAACTAAAGCCGGGGCGTCCTCGTAACTGGGCCACCAACTTGGCAGGGATTTAATTTCATTATCCGTCAGCCCGACCCACTGCTGTGGTGGGGTGGTGTTGAATTTCAATTCGGCGCGAAGGCGCTGGTTTTCGTCAAACAAAGCCCAGAAATCAAGGTTGTCTTTTACAGGCTCCTGATTAGGTTGTGGACAGCAATGACCGCACCGGGGGCAGTCAATCATTAACTCCTGCCGACCCGGAAGATGTTCAAGATGGTTCTGGGTTTTCCAGTTCATCGCATCTGCGTAGCCTTGGTGATATCCGCGCTCAAAGTCAGTCATAAGGGGCACCTCCCGCAGTACGGGCAGTTAACAATAATCGTACGGATGGATTTGCCGCATCGCAGACAGGTGTAGGTCACTTCTCCCCCCTTTGTCGGAAGGCTGCAAGCACGTCATCGGTACAACAAATGCCTTCAGAGCAGCTATTGTCTAGCACTATCGCAACACACGCCCGCCGCTCATGCGCGGCAACAAGGTTGGCGAAGCGTTCAAGCCCAACGTCATTGAACTCCGCTGTTTGACCGGTCCAGTCACCAGCCTCCCGCGCCATGCGGATAATGTCTTCCTTAGTCATTTGATAGCTCCAAGCATTCCTTCCATGCAGTATTGTCGGATCTCCATCATCTTCTTAAGTACTTCGTATTCAGTACCCTCTGCTGCTAAGTTTTGAAGTTCGCGCGCGGCGTTGTAGACCTTAACGATTGCTTCTGCTAGTTCTAATGTCATGCTATTTTGTCCTTGAATCCGCTTGTGTGTAATCGCTTAAAGCAGGCTTCGCATTTCCACCTGAACCCTTTACCGCTCGATAGTGGTACTTTGTGGATTGCTGGGTTCACTCTGCATTGTTGGCAATTTGGTTTTACTTCCAACTCCCACCTCGTGCCGTCATCTGACCGGCTAGAAATGCAGCTTTGTAAGCACCATCATTAGTGTTGGCCCGCATTAGCTGTTCCTTCAGATGTGTAATCTCAACTTGAGATTGTTTAACCGCCGCATCCCATCCCGCTGCAAAAGCATCATGCAGAAACCCTTCCTGTGAGTGATACCCGCCCATCGGCATGTTCTTGCCGTGCGTACCCGCCCACCACTCACGCCATGCCGCAGCACGTTCTTTATTCATTTTCACTCTCCGAATATTTAACCCAAACTTCTTTGGGCATTTCAATTGTCATCACACGATAGTTGCATAAAGAACATACCCTGCGCCGCTCGACCCAATCAAAATTTCTAGCAGGGTCTTTCCACTGCCGGGTATCTTTAGTTCTCATCGATTCAAAGCACTCTGGGCACTTCATAGGTACACGTGCGAGATCCAGTCATTTTCTGGGTTCTGCGCATACATCATTTCGTGTCGCACCTTGGCGCCCATCAGTTGCAGTTGCTGCAAAGTCTTGGTCTTAACTCCGCCGTAGGTCACCCACTCTTTAGGGTTCTTCACATGCGGCACATACATCTCGACCCCGTGCATAAAGCACGGTTGCAATGTCACCGCGATCTCGGGCGTAGCTTTGGATTTAACTTTCATACGGTCCTCAGTGTTTAGGGTTAAATTCACAAGACGTAACAACACACCACGGGCAGAGCGGCGTCTGCCGTGGATTCCACACATCGTTCTCAAACGCAGCCTCAAGACGAGCAACCCGCTCGCGGTACGCCCACCATTCCTTCTCAGCTTCGTTACGCTCCATCGACATGGTGACCATGTCGTTTTTGACCACAAACAACAGCGCCGACTTCACTTGGCGGATATGCGGGAAGTGAATGAATGTCATGAGCGACATCAGCTTTAGCTGGTCAGTGTCTGGGTAGCGGTTGTTTCCGGTCTTGTAGTCAGCCACCCACGCAGTCAGGTCGTCATCGTCCACAATCAAAAGGTCCGCGATCCCGCGTGCCCACATATTGTCCGCAGCCCATGCGCAGGGTTTGAGGTCGCTAGTCACCGCCATCTGGTACTCGGTCAGCTTGCGCCCATTCTTTGATATCAGCGCATCGAGCACAGGCTGAACAAACTCAAAGTGCGCCGGCAACGGCGTGCCGTGCGCTACATAATGCTCAGCGGCTGTGTGTAGTTCCTTGCCGTACAGCGTTGCCTGCGTGTCCGTGAACGGGTAGTTCTTGAGTACCTTGACCTCATGGTAGCGGCGCGCGCAGCCCTCGAAATCTTTGAGGCTGGAGTGGCTCCACGTAACTTTCTTCTCAATCATTGCTTGGCATCCCCGTAACGTAAGTTCGTACCGCCATCAGCAGCCAGAGGTATCCCCGGCATGTAAGACGGCTCCATTGTCATCTGCTCAATCACCCAGTCGAGTGCCTCTTGAGCTTCATCCTCGGGCGCCAGCGCGATCAGTTCGTCATGCACAGTCCCCACCACAGGGTAGCGTCTAGATACGCGCAGCATGCCGTCTGTCATGATTACTCTGGCTAAGCCCTGCACGCAGTTGTTGACCACGCGGCCAAAAAATAATTTGGTGGCGTCTTTACCGTACACCCAGTTACCATCTACATCCTTGCGCAGGTTGGGGTAGCGGATCTTCATGCCGTTGGGTAGCTCGATCTCGCCCTTGCGAAAGGTCAAGCATTTGTGTGTGTATTCATTGCCCTCTACCAACGAGTCCACCAACAGCCTCGTACACAGCGTCCAGAAGCCCACCACGGGGTAAGCTGTAGCACGGTATGTATCAATGATCTTCTTGGCTGCTACGGCGTGTATGAGCAGCTCTTCGTCGGTGCATGTGTGGGGTATCTGAAACAGGCGCTCTTCGTTTTCTTTGCGTGACAGGAAGCGCTCAACATAAGAACGATTCACCCCTAGTTGCTTGGCAAACTCTTTGTCATACCGGATCGGCGGCGCTCCGAGAAACCCAACAAGTAACTGCGACGCGAACGAGGACCAACCAAGCGAAAAACCTGCGCCTAGTAAGGCCGATTTTGCACTTTGGCGAAGCGACGGGTGACTTTCCTTCGTCATGCCGGGTATGTTGAACATCTGCGCACCAAATTGTGCGTATGGGTCTGCACCAGAGCGGAAAATGTCCAGCATATCTTCGTAGTCTGAGAGCCAAGCGAGCACGCGCGGCTCGATCTGTGACAGGTCACCTACTACTATCGTGTAGCCCATCGGCGCTAGTATCGCCTTGCGTAGGAAACTCCCACGCTTTAAGTTCTGCATGTTGATCGCACTGCCCTTGGATGCCGTCCAGCGCCCCGTAGTGGCCCCGTAATAGCTCAGCGGTACAGGCAGAGGCCCACGCTTACTGATGTCGAGAAACCGCTGCGCACGTGTGCGCTCGGTCGTGCTCTTTACTTTCAGCCTAGCCTCGCATAGCAGCGCGGCTGCTTCGTTCTCGCCGTTCATGATCGCTTGGAACATAGCGTCGTTCTTGGCTAAGGCGAGCGTCTCTTCGCCCGTGGTCTTGCTGGTCTTTTTAGGCGCGGGTACCCCAACAGCTTCGAGTAGTTGGGCAAACTTCGGGTTTGATGCCAGATCAGCGTCTGTGATTCCTAGATTGGTTAGCAGTGCTTCGCGCTGTGTGCGCTCCTCCTCGATAGCCTTGGTCAGCATCGTGCCGTCGAGAATTAAGCGCGGCTGTGTGTACATCTTCAGCGTCAGATCAATCAGGCGTAGCTCTTTAGCGGGATAGCCTTGGGATAGCCGGTGAAATATTTCCTCGCACAGCATCACATCATGCGCGCAGTACTCAGCTAGCTCTGCCTCGATCTCAGGCGTTAGTTCCTCAAGTCCGTCTGTGTTGTGTACCGCGTTGCCCTTGGGTGGCAGATCGAATTCTTGAGCTAGCAGTGCTAGTGAGTTTCCTGCCTCGGTGCCGCGCAGTGCGCGGGCCATGCTGAGCGTGTCCAGAATAAAACATGGGTGACAGTCGTACTTCCATGCGAGTATTGATACGTCGAACTGGGCGTTGTGCGCAAGGATTGCTGTCTGGGTCCAGTCGTACTGCATGAGCGCGTCATGCAAGTCTTCTCCGTTGTACCAGCGTGGGGGTTCGTCCGATCCATACTCATGCAGGCATGCACCGAAAGCTTTGAACCTTGGGTCGCGAATGTACTCTTCGGTGGTCATCTTAGATAGCGTGTAGTCTGCTTTGGACCAGCGCGTTTCTAGATCCAGCGTTAAAATCTTGTTAAATGGCGCACTCATAGTTTTTCTCCCATGTGTTGTTTGATTATTTGCGCAGCCAAATGCGGAACCTTGTACCGGGTAGGGTTGCCGCGCAGATCTCTGCGCATTATCCAAAGGTAATGCAGGGCTGTGGCAGGCGCTACAGCTAGTTTTTCAGCCAACGCCCAGTGCCGTGTTGATGCGTACGGTCGGTTGCGAGACTGCTCTTTTCGTGTCGCCCACACACAGTTGCTCGGCGTATAGTTCAGGTCCACATTTTTCCGCTCAAGGGTGTGTTCTGCTGTTGGTTTGCGGCCCATGTCCGCTAAAAAGTTTTCAAACTTTTCCCAAGACTCGCAAACAACAATCCCTCGGCCACCGTAGTAAGCATAATCTTGCGCTTTTGGATTGCGACACCTATTTCGCATCATCTGCCAAGACCTGTATTCGGGTGATGCCACCCTTTTACCGTCAATGAGCCGGGTTTCTCCGTGAGTTCTGGGCATAAGGATTTACCAGTTAGTTGGAAAATCACACTATAACACAATGGTCATTGGGTGTTAGTTCCACATCTCTTTTGGTGGGGCGTCTGCCGTGGCTCTATCAATCAGGTCTTGCATCAGCGCGTTGGCACTGTGTACTAGGTTGCACACTACGTCTGGCCCCGCGTTAAATGTTAAGACCGTCAGGTACTTCTCATCCTCGTGCGAGTAAAGAAACAACCCGCGACCCTTGGCGTCTTCCTCCATACATTTCTCGACGCAGGCACTTAGCTCTAAAAGCCGCTTCTCTTTGAGTTGCTTTACTTCTTTGTCGTCCATTCCAATAGCTCCTGTAGTACGTGTAGGTTGTCTTCGTTGATCACGAGCGCATAGCCGCCCGCGTCAAATATCCGCTCGATGTTGTGCTGCTGCAACGCAGTCGGTTTGTTCGTTCCTGCCTTGGCCTCGATGCCGATGAAGCGCCCGTTACAGCAAACAAGGAAGTCCGGCACGCCCGAGTTCCCATACCCGGTCCCGATGGGCATCGCGTAGTAAGCTTCAAACTCATCGAGGATGGCGCGGATCTTTTTCTTGACCAGCACTTCTGGTTTTATTCCCATTTGGGTATAGCCTGTGTGTTAGGTGAGGGGGGTATGTATATTCCGCGCCCCCTCTGTTCGCGGTGTGGGAGTGTGGGTAAGGTTCGAAATTCCATAGCCGGCAACCCTACCCACGACGGGACACACTAGATATACAAGCCGCGTGTGAGCACCGCCCGATATGCACGCCGGCCTAGTTCTGTTCGGGTTTCTGGTTCTCTGACAGGTCTTCCAACCTGTCGATCTCGCGCTGGAGGTAGTAGCGTGCCTTGCGTAGGTCTTCCAACGGCTTGCCCTTGTGGTCAGCGCGGGCTATGTACTTACCTACCTGCCATAGCAGCGGGTTCTTGGGGAACCAGTCTTGTAGTACCTCGATGACCTCAAAATATCCGAACGTGTAGTGCGCCGGCTTGTTGACTGGGTCGTTCATCTGTGGCTTGGCTGGCGTTGGTTGCATGATGGCCGTCTTGAGGGCCTCACCTGTGTGTGCGTAGATCATTGGAACATCTCGTTGAGTTTGTGCCGCAGGATGGCGGCGGTCTGTATGTTTAGCGTTGAGAGGATCGTGTCGACGGCCTGTTCGGGCGTCTGCGGTGGGGTATGTTGCGGTAGGTCAACAGCGTTGCGTCTTCTTGGGGGTACGTACTCCTTAGTTATGGCGTACAACCTATTGTCCGTTGAGAGGCTCACTTGGTGAGCTTCGCGCAGATCGCGTACAAAATTTGTTACTTCTACCTTAGCCAAACACACACTGTTGGCATCTGCGCCGGGGCGATCATAATAAAACGCTTCCTGTACTGAGCGAAGCGTAGCCCCTTGGTTGGCTAGAATGTAGTCGAACACATGCTCTCTGTAGGTCTTGCGTGCCATCGGGTACCCTTGTTTGGTTGATTGAGACTCTAGGTTACTGGGGGTTTTGAAGAAGTGTCAAGCGTTTTACAAAAATATTGGTGATCTTGGTGGTTTTGTGATGGACGGCACGATGTTGGTCCACAGTTTGGCTACGTCTGAGCGCTCGGGTTCGGGCCACTGGAGCGGGTTCTCGTCGGGTGCGAGCGTCTCTTTAAGGAACTCACGGGTCTTCAGCCTATCTACCATGCCGTGCAGCATTGAGATGGCTGCGTCGCAGAACACGATTGTGTTGGGGTCTCCGATCTTCGTAGCGTAGCGCCGCTGTCGCTTGGTCAGGTCTATCTCGTGTCTAAGATAAGACAGCCAGTCATTCCATGCCTGTGTACTTGGGCGCTCCCATCGCTTCTTCGAGGCTTCGCTGCACGCCTTGGATTTGCGTTTGACTTTCTGTTCGATGAGTCGTTGAGCGTGTCCCTTGCTGATGTCCCCTGTCTCGACTAGGTTGTTTAGCTCGGCAGTGGTTTGCTTTGACAGTTTACGCTCGGCTGGGTGCCGACAGTCTTTGCAGTACTTGGAGTGGAAACGGATGGGGTGGGCGCCAGAGTAACCTCTGGCGATAGCTTGGTTGCGCGAAATTAGATAGTGGAAGAGGTGCGGGGGGAGGATTCTGTTGCATTTTGGGCAGTGAACTGCGTGTTTTAGGGGGGATTTTTCCATAAATGTCCGGCCTTGTTCGAATTCTCCAAGTATGTCTTTGGGCATGGACGCTGTCAACCCCTTGTGCTGCTTATGTTTCAAGGTTCAAGGCCGGTAGATACCTACGAAAATCGCGCGGATGAAAAAGGGAAGAAGGGAAAGAGCGGCAGCGTCCGGGCGTCCACGTAGGTGTATTAATATATAAGATATAGATATAGATATATATGTAGGTATTCGCCGGACTTTGACATTGGGCGCTAGGATTGACGCGGGTTACAGAGCGTCCGGGGGTGCGGACAAATCGGGATAAATTTAGACTGTTGTAAAAAAACAACATTTTGTCTAGTCTTTTACAGCTTAACGCGCCTGCAACCCCGACGGTCGCACTTCACCGGCAATTATTGCCGGTCAGCCTAACGCATCCGCTTCGCGGATGGCCCACATAAACGGCAACGCGCCTGCAACCCCGACGGCCCATGATCGAACGCGCCTGCAACCCCCACGGTCGCCCCTATGGGGCGGCAAGTATTGCCGATGCGACAGGCACAAAAAAAGCCCCCGAAGGGGCGATGGGGGAGCGGCCCCCGTAGGGGCCGGCACTGGTGCGCTACAGGTACCCTAGGTGGATACCCTTTTCGTCGCGAACCTCGACCACGTAGGCGATGCGCGCCGTAGGCGCGCGGACTACCCGGTAACTCCACTCGGTGTCGTCGGCTTGAAGTTTGGCCGCTAGGGTAGCGGCTTGGGCGTGGGTGGGGTGAAGCTTCATTGTGCGACCTTGTCTTCAGCGTAGGCGGATTCGATACGCTCGCCTGTGTGGTCGCAATAAAGGTCCGGGTCTTCCCAGTTGATATCGCATGCGACGACCTGCCATCCGCTGTGGTTGTCATTGGTTCGGATAGCTAAACGTATCTGCCATCGTTGCTCGTGGGCGGTTTTAAACGCGACGGCGGCGCCGTCTGCCGTGATGAAGTACCGGGGGTATCCTCCCGGCCAAGCGTAGGGTTCTTTGAGGTCTGCGGCGAATTGATCGGCGGTGTATTTCATGGCCTAGGCTCCCGTAAAATGACGCGACTGCGTCCCATGGACGATGATGGCGGGCGATGCCCGTTTGGTGTTCTGTCCGGCGCCGTCGCATGCTGCGCAGTCAATGCATTGCAAGCGTTTCCCTGCTTCGTCGGATGCAGGACACTCGAATTCCCCAGCGACTAGCGGGTCGTTCGTTTCCAGTCTGATCCGGAAGGTTCTCCATCCGCCCGCGCGGGCGTCCAATAACTCCGATGGATTGTCCACGCTAGCCATGCATAAGCCCGCGATATCCTGCGCGAATCCGGCGCGCCATTGGTGCGAGTAACCCGTATGGCCCGCTGCTAGTTTGAGGATCGATTGCCACACTCGGGCGCGGATCATTGCCGGGTCACCATATGCGCCGAGTCTTACCATCCGACCCGCGATAATGCGGCGCAATTGTGCGGGCGGTACCCGAGGATATAAACCGGCTTTCAGTCTCCGGTAAACCGATCCGATCCCGAAGTGCGTCACGTAGCATGTACGTTTGCCGGTTACTGGGTCGCGACGGTGCCGGCAGTCTCCGCAGATTGAACGGTCCGCCCCATTGGCGATTGCTTCGGACGGGTGCACGTCGCTGCGCAGAATGTATGTCTGCACCATGTCCCCGGTTTTGGGATTCTCCGAGCGGACTATCGCCACGCCTACAATCGGCGCGCCGTCAATCGGCGATCTACCCTCGAAAAATACGTACCCGGTCGGGTCTTTCATGCTCTCGACTCCTGAAAAAATGCCAAAATCGGCACAGCACAGCACCGGCTAACCCGACGCTGTGCTGTGCCGCCCGCATGCGGGCGGCGTAGGTTTACTTAAGCGCAGCCTTTAGTTCGGCCTTGATCCGTTTGGCTACCGGCCCGCGCCATGAACCCGCGTTACTCAGGAAGTACAGGACAATCCCTCGCGCGTCGTCATGGCCGAATCGGTCATGGATCGAGTGCATACCGGCGAGCGCGTTCAGGTAGGGGATAGCGGCGAAGTGCGGCTTCTTCCAGTCCGCGTTAATTTCGCGGGCGATGTCAGTCAGTGGGCGGTGCGTCATGCTGGGTTCTCCAGTGTGGTGAATGCGGTTTGAATATCTGCGTGCACGGCGGCTAGGACGGCGGCACGGGTGCCGCGATATCCGTATTCGGTTTTCAGGATGGAATAAGACGACTTACCCGCGCGACGCATGCCCGCGATTTCAAGTCTTAATCCGGTGCGCAACGTGCACAATCTGAATAGTGCGATCTTGTTGGGGTCACTGATTGATGACATGGCCGGCCCCTTATGCAATGCGAACGGCGGCAATCTTGCCGGACCGAGTGTAGATAATGCCGATGCCCGATCTATAGCAGCCGAGCCACCCTCTAGCCTCGCGCGTCGTGCGTGCGCGGTGCACGTAGCGGTCCCCGTCAGCGTCAATGATTACAACCCGATAGGGGCTGATTGCGCGACGAATCGCGCGACGGATTGCATGCTTGATCTCTTTCATAATCGATTCTCCGGGTTAGTGCGGGCGGCATTGCCGCCCGAGTTGAGTTTGGGTTATTCGGCGCCGGCGGCGAGTGCTTGCAGAATCTGATCGCGGGTCAACCAACCTTGTGCGAGCGCATAGTCGATCACGGTCGACCCAAGCGCGTACCCGTGGCCGGCGATCTTTTTGATTTCTTCGAAGTCGTGGCCGATGGTAGGTTCTCCGGCTTCAATCAATGCGGCTTCAAGTTTCAGGTCACCGATGCCAGTTGTCCCAAACCAAACCGACTGCGAACCGTCGGAGTCCGGCCACACTTCGAAAATCGTCCCGGCCTTGAATACGTCGATTGATTGCCAGCCGTACCGCATCCGGCGATCCCGGCGAGGGTTCGCGATATCGCGAGTCAAGCGCAGCCATTGAATCTTCGGTTTGGTGATTTCCAGTCGTGGCGCCGGCTCGGGTTCGGTGTTGTCTTCGTCGTGGCATCCGGTCACCACGTAGTCGTGCGCATCCACGCCGTCGTCGTATTCGATCTCGGTTTGCTCGGGTTCTGCGGGCGTTGGTTCGGGTTCTGCCGGTGCGGGCGCTGCCGGTGTCAGGATCAAGTCGCGAAGTTCGCGAATTGTTTCGGCGTGTTCTTCCTGCGGCTGCGCGTACCAGTTGCTATCGTAGGATTCCATTACCCAGCGATAGTTAAAAATCGACTCGGTGAATTCAGCGTCGCACAATACTGGGATGACGCCTTCGATGTTGCGGTCAACGTCCACGAATACGGTCGAGCCATTGTCTAGCAGGCGGGCGGCGATGCGTTGGCCCTTGGGGCTGTATTCGCGTTGGGTGTTGAATTTGATTGTCGTTTTCATTCGTTAGACTCCGATTTAAACCACGGCAAGACGCCGAGCCCTTACTGATGCATGGAATGTGCCAGCCAGAACCTACCCGGAAACCCGCATAAATACGTCAGTACCCGCGTTTGACACCGTGACACCGGCAATTCCTGCCGGCAATTAATGCATGGAGCGGCAATCTTTGCCGTATACCCAATCGATCCGCCGGCGCAGCCGGCCATCCATCCGCCGGCGCAGCCGGCCATGTTCCCGATGCCGGCGCAGCCGGCCATCCATCCGCCGGCGCAGCCGGCCATCCATCCGCCGGCGCAGCCGGCCATGCTCGCCCTGTTCTCGCCCTGTGCTGCGCCGGCATCCGATGCCGCCCTGTGCGGCCCTGCCCTCGCAGCGGCAAATCCTGCCGACCCCACCCACCCCCCACCCCCCTCTGTGCGATGGCGTGGCACGCGCCGCCACGAACACTGTTTGTCACCCGCTCCACCCACTTTGTAAAACCTCATACACAACACCACCCCCTACCAAAGCAAAACGCGCCCCCATCCCACTACTACAAAAATTTATAAAAACCTTTGTCTAACGCCACACACTTGCATATTCACGCTGTTTATGTGTACAGTTGCAGGCATGCTGAACCATCTCGTCAACTTTGAGCCAGACGTAGCAGACACCGGAGACTTCAAGCCGCTCAAAAAAGCGACGCCAAATGAAGTGCTCTCGGCTCAGTTCGCCACTGCGGATTGGTTGGAGAAGTTGGGCGTGACGCCCGATGAAGAAATTATTGATGGGTTAGAGACGGCTAGCGCTCGCGAAGCGTTCCAGTCGATGGTTACGGTAACTGAGGATGAGCAGAAGAAGCAGGCGCTTGTTGAACTGAAGACGCCGCTGGCTGTGCGCCAACTAACGGGTATGCTGACAGCCTATGACTGGGAGTTTGTGCAGCAAGCTAAAGAGTTGCGCGGCTATACGGTAGCCAAGATCCTTGAAGAGACTACAAGTAACAACCCAAACATCCGGCTAAAGGCTTTAGCGCTTCTTGGCAAGGTAACGGAAGTCGGTTTATTTACCGAAAAGATTGAGATCAAGAAAACCGAGATGTCGGACTCCGAGTTGGAGACGCGCATTAAAGAAAAGCTCAATCGCTTTATGCAGGTTGTTGATGTTGTAGACGTACATGAACCCCAACAGTTTCACGACGCTTAGTAAAGCAGAGCTTCAGGCTCTGCAACGGGCGCTGCCCCACATGTCCACTGCGGACAAGATGGAGCTATTCGAGGATCTACAGGTTCGTGAGCACCGCGCACGCTTAGGGGCGGCAAAAACTTCCATGCTGGGGTTTGCGACTGCGGTGTATCCGGGCTTTAAAGTAGGTGCCCACCACAAGAAGCTGGCAAAAATATTCGAGGCCGTTCTTTCTGGAGAAAAAAAGCGGGTGATTATCAATATCGCGCCGCGTATGGGCAAGTCTGAGTTCTCGTCATACCTGTTCCCTGCTTACTTTTTGGGCAAGTACCCTGAGAAGAAGATCATCATGGGTACGCACACTGCGGGTTTGTCGGAAGATTTTGGGCGGCGTATCCGAAACTTGATCTCCTCGGAGGAGTACGCGGAAGTTTTCCCCCAAACGGGCGTAGCAGACGATCAGAAGGCCGCTGGAAAGTGGTCGACTACTGCGGGTGGTCAGTACTACGCCGCAGGCGTAGGAGGCGCGCTAGCGGGGCGTGGTGCAGATTTGTTTGTTATTGACGATCCGCACTCAGAACAGGACGTACGCGCTAATTCTAGGCTTGCCTTTGATACTGCGTGGAACTGGTTCCAGCAGGGGCCGCTTCAGCGACTGATGCCGGGCGGCGCGATCATCGTAATTATGACGCGATGGTCCCTGATTGACCTGACTGGGCGCTTAATCGACTACCAAACCAAGAATCCCAACGCTGATCAATGGGAAATTGTCGAGCTTCCGGCGATCCTGAACGAAGATACGGAGCAGGAAAAGTCGCTTTGGCCGGAGCAGTGGCCGCTTGATCAGCTAAAAAGCAAAAAAGCCAACATGGACCCCCGGTTTTGGAATGCGCAGTACATGCAGCAGCCCACAGCCGACACATCAGCGGTCGTCTCACGCAAACATTGGCGCATTTGGCCCAGTGATGACCCGCCCACGTGCGAGTACATCATTCAATCGTGGGATACGGCGTTTGAAACCAAAAACAATTCGGACTATTCCGCCTGTACTACGTGGGGCGTCTTCTATAATGAAGAAGAAAACAACTCGCCGCAGATAATTTTGCTCGATGCGTTCAAGGACCGAATGGCTTTTCCTGAATTAAAGGCGGCGGCATTTAAACATTGGAAGGAGTGGGACCCAGATGCCTTCATTGTGGAGAAAAAGGCAGCGGGCGCACCGCTTATCCAAGAGTTACGGGCTATGGGCATTCCCGTTCAGGAATTCTCGCCTAGTCGCGGCAATGACAAGATGGTTCGGATGAACGCGGTAAGTGACTTATTTCATTCCAATAAAGTCTGGGCACCGGATACGCGCTGGGCAAGGGAAGTGATTGAAGAAGTTGCGACATTTCCCGTTGGGGAACATGACGATTACGTAGATACGACCACCCAAGCCCTGTTACGATACCGCCAAGGTGGGTTTATTGCGCTGGATTCGGACGAGAAGGAAGAGTTATCGCTTTTCCGCCGCAGAACTGCTGCATATTATTAAGGTAAACAATGGCTACCAATATCGACAAGTCGCTGTATAGCGCGCCGCAGGGCATTGACACGCTGGCTGCGCAGGAAGAACCGTTAGAAATCGAGATTGTTGACCCTGAAGCGGTCAACATCAAGGCCGGTGACCTTGAGATCAGCATTGAGAAAGACGGCGAAGAATCCGACTTTTACGCCAACCTTGCCGACGATATTGATGCGGGCGACTTGGATATGCTGGCGGGGGAGCTAGCCGAGGCTATTGAGAATGACCGCGCGTCGCGCAAAGACTGGGAGAAGTCCTACAAAGAGGGCTTAAAACTCTTGGGTCTCCAGTATGAGGAGCGCACGGAGCCGTGGAACGGTGCTTGTGGCGTGTTCCACCCCATGATTACGGAAGCCGTTGTACGGTTCCAATCCGAGGCTATCACTGAGTCATTCCCCGCGCAAGGTCCGGTGCGCACCAAGATCCTTGGTAAAGAAACGCCAGAGAAAAAAGAAGCCGCTAAGCGAGTCGAGGATGACCTGAACTACGAGCTTACGGAAGTGATGCGCGAGTTTAGGCCCGAGCATGAACGCATGCTGTGGAGTTTACCGGCAACGGGTTCGGCTTTCAAGAAAGTTTATTTTGATCCGTCGCTTGACCGCCCGGTGTCTATGTTTGTGCCGGCAGAGGACATTATCCTGCCGTATGGGGCTACAGATCTAGATACGTGCTATCGGGTTACGCACGTTATGCGCAAGACAGAGCAGGAGATTGTGCGGTTGCAACAAGCGGGGTTTTACCGCGACATCACGCTACCTGATCCCAGCCGCGAGCAAACAGAGATTCAGAAAGCCAAAGATCGGGAGACTGGCTTTAGTGATCTGAACGACGACCGCTACATTATTTACGAGATCCACGCTGATCTAGATATTGCCGGGTTTGAAGACAAGGATGATGACGGGGAAGAAACCGGCATCGCTCGCCCGTATGTGATTACGATTGTGAAAGGCACCAATGATGTATTGGCGGTGCGGCGCAACTGGAGAGAGGACGACGAGTTCTGCTTAAAACGCCAGCACTTCGTTAAGTACGACTACATCCCCGGCTTTGGTGCGTATGGCTTCGGGTTATTCCATCTGATTGGCGGCTTTGCCAAATCCGCTACCAGCATCATGCGTCAGCTTGTTGATGCGGGGACACTATCCAATTTGCCCGGAGGACTCAAGTCCCGGGGGTTGCGCATCAAGGGTGATGACACGCCGATTGCGCCGGGAGAGTGGCGCGACGTAGATATCGGGTCTGGGGCGTTGCGCGACAACATTCTGCCGCTGCCATATAAAGAGCCGTCCAACGTCCTGTACCAGTTGCTCTCCACGATTGTTGAGGAAGGGCGGCGATTCGCAGCCACGGCGGACATGCAGATCAGTGACATGTCGGCTCAAGCCCCAGTGGGGACCACGCTGGCTTTGTTGGAGCGCCAACTCAAGGTAATGACGGCGGTGCAGGCGCGCCTGCATTACAGCTTCAAGCAGGAACTGCGCTTGCTTGCGCAGATTGTTAGGGACGAGACTGATGACGAGTACGACTACGACCCAGAAGAAGGCCCGCGCAAGGCGAAGAAGTCTGACTATGACCATTTAGATATCATTCCCGTTAGCGACCCCAACGCTGCTACGCTGAGCCAGCGGGTTGTGCAGTACC